GTTCGATGGTTTGGATTACGCTGAATTACTCCCTCACTCCTACAACCCCCGTGCTGCCTCACGCCTTGAACTTTACGAAGATGTCATCAATGGTGGTCCCACTATTGATAAACTTGACCTCGATAAAAGTTCCGGATATGGTTACACGGAAAACAACCTCACCCGCCTCCAAGTCCTCTATTGGAAGGGCCTCCCTAACCCTGCCTTTATCGCCGAGTGTCAAAAGCTCGAGCGTCTCCTGGAATGTTGTATAGTCCCAATGACAGTAATTAACTCAACGAAAGACGAGTTGTTACCTAATGAAGACATTGCAACAGGCAAAATTCGCGTTTTTTGTATTGCCGAATTGAAATATGTTGTGGTTGCTAAACGCTACTTCAACAATTTTCAACGTGAACTCGAACGAGAACCATGGGATACACCGATTTCGGTCGGCCTTAATGCCCATGGTCCTGAATGGACGTTACTCCATGCCCGCCTCAAAGCGAAAAGTAACAAAGTCATGGCCGGCGACTTCTCTGGATTCGAGTATACCCTCCCACCCGATTTCATTGAAGAGTTCATTAAATTCGTCAATTACGCCTGCCCTGCTTCCCAAAAAGATCAGAATATTCGTGCTAATTTCATTCGCTCAACTATCCCCGTTTATCATGCCTTCATGAAACGGTGCTTCTACACTGCGAAAGGAAACAGCTCGGGTAACCCCCTGACCGCCCTCTACAACAGTTTTATCAACTGGCTCATACATCGTTGTTTCTGGCGAGCACTTCACCTTTCTGACAAAGATTGGAAAGAAGATGTCGCCTGTGCTTTCTATGGTGATGACTCTGTCGTCGCTGTTCGAGATCACCCCGAATACAACATGAGGTCCATGTCCGAATTCGCCCTTGAAATCGGTATGTACTACACCTCGTTTGATAAATCTGACAACCACACTGACTACGCCAATCTCCACGAGGTTGAATACCTCAAGCGCAAGTTCTCTGTTGTTAATGGCTACGCCTATGCCCCCCTTCGTTGGGCTTCTGTCATGGAAACCCCAATGTGGGCCTGGCAAAATGCCGCCAAACCTGTCGATGACATGGCCAACCAACTCCGAAGCGTCCTGTTAGAACTACGTCATTACTCGAAAGAGCACTATGACACATACTACAAGATAGCCAATAGGTGGTCTCGCCGTACCGGCGCTTGCGTTGTCTTCGACACGTATGACATTGCCG